TTCTTTGCCATTGTGCAATTATTTAAAGGGAGTCAGAGCCACTGACTCCCTCAGTTTTTTATTCAATGATTAAGGTACTACTGGCAATAATATGACAGCCTTATCTGTTGCAAATGTACCAGTGACAAATGCACCAACATAATTGCTCTTAACAAAGTGACAAGCTCTGGCCTCACATAGTACGGTCATCATGTTTCTTGTGAAATCATCATTGATGTATCCAACTTGAATGTTGACATCCTCTCTCATTCTCAAGTTTGACTTTGTGAAATCTCCAACAAGGAAGTCACCAGAAATCACTCCATTGTTAGCCACAACTGGCACATTCTTCACTCTTGTGATTCCATCAGCCATTGGGACAAACATTGGAAGAGTGTACTCTCCAGTTGATGTCTTAGTCAATTCCATATCAGCAACATCAATTGGATTCATGATGATATAATTTGCCTCAAAGTCAGCACTTGAAATCTGTGCCATTGCCACTCTCAACACATCAAAGTCATTTGCAAATGGAATGGCTCCAATAAATTGTGCAGATGGTGTGAATGGTTGTGCATAAGATAATAAACCAGTAAGATTGTCACCAATTCCATCACCACTCAAAAGTTGCTCATCTAACTTCAAGTTGACAATTGTCATCAATTCGTTGTTGATTTCACCTTGCATAAAGCTCAAGTCATCCACCATCTCCTTGGATACTTTTATCCAAGATGCCACTTTCTTCACTTCACATGATGCCTCAACAAGGTCAAAGTCAGATTGTGGCTTTGCAACACCTTCTCCTACCATTCCAGCTCCTCCCTCTGGAGTAGCTTGTTCAATCCAGACAGCATACTTGTTTGTGATTCCAGCCGAGTTCATAAGCTCTCTCATGAATGGCTTACGTCTCTGAATGTTTGCCACTCCTTGCTCCAATGTTGACAGACCAACGGTCCCACCAGAATAGTTGCCAGTGATAGTCATATCACCAACAGCTTTCACTGATAAGTTCATGATGCCACCTTTCTCTCTGATTGACTTGATTGCCTCAACATTATCAGAGTATGACTTCATGATTGCCTCTTTCAAAGATAATCTTGGAGCAGACACTTGAGCCTTCTCTGTCAATCCAGAAAATTTTGCCTCAAGGTCAGTGATTGCTGACTTCATTGAAGTTGCCTCCTCATTGTTCTCAATCAATCCTTTGATTGAAATGATATCATCCTTTATAGATGATAATTCTTCTTTCGATGCAGTTCCTTGCATCTTCTCAGTGATTGATGTATTGATTTTCTCAATCACTTGCTCTGGAGTTATTGTGTCCATTACTTTTTTTGTTTTTAATTAATAATTGTTTCCTACTATATTCCAATCAAATGCCTCTGGAATAGATGTCACAATCTCGGCTGAGTGAGTTTTGATAATCGGCTCAGTGAGTGCAAGGTCCATCATTCTGGCACTTAGATACTTGAGTCTCATCTCCATGTTATATTGTCTTTCGTCTGTCCCCTTCCCATTGATAATGGCCTTGGTGACAAGTTGTATCTCTTCATTTAATTTGAGAGCCATATCCTCTCTCTGATGACCTTTGGCCACATCAATGACACCAGTGTGTTGATTTGCTCCAAAGGTTACTGCTGAGAATTCCCATAGGGCCAACTCAGAGACTTCAAAGAATCCTCCAGACTCCATGTCCTTATCCTCAATAAATTTAATCTTGTCTGATATGTACTTGAATCCAATTGAATGCTCTCTGATGATTCCATCTTTGTAGTCCTCCATTGCATCCTTCCCATCTGTTGAGTTGCCCAACTTGGCCACTACAAAAAGTCCATTTGAATCCTCTTCCATCTTGATTGGGATTCCTATTTGTTTCTGCCAATCATGGTGTCTCAAAAATGCAATCTGTCTATTTGAATTAGCTTGTGGTCCTCTCTCTGCTAATGACTTGGAGAATGCTCCCCTCACAATCATGTCATCATCTGAGTCAATTGTGTCAAACTTTGAGACATACATTGCCACCTCTCTGGCAGTTAGGTCAAGGTCTTTGAGTTCAAAGGCTCCTTTAATACCATAGTCAGTCACTGACTTCAATCTTGATTTATTCATGTTACTGGTGTATTATCTTACAAAAATAGTTAATTTTGTGATAACATGATTAAAATCTAATCAAAATTATGATTAAAATCTAATCTATCAAAATAAAATAAACATGGGACAAGGGAATGAGAGTACATTCTGGAGCAATTTTTTTGGAGTGAATCCAGACAAAGGTCAGAGATTTATCAATCAATTTGGGAATAATTTTGGAGCCAATCTGGACAATAGAATCTGGGGAGTCAAGCAACCTATCTGGATAGACACACATAATGCTTATCTGCATTATCTTGAGATTCCAGAGTTAAGGACCGTAATCAACAAGAGAGCTGACATGATGGCCAGTGCAAATCCAATCCTTGTGAATGAGGCTGGTGAAGTTGTGGACAATCACTGGGTACTTGACCTCATAAAGAATCCCAATCCAACACAATCATGGCATGATGTTATATTTTCATTATCAGTCAATGATTCATTGTATTCCAATGCCTTTGCCTATGCTCCAAAGAGGTCATTTGATGTGGTCAATCTATTGGTCCCACTTCCATCTGACAAAGTGGTCATCAATACAACTGGCAAAAGACTCAAGCAGATGGACATTGAGGGATTGATTCAAGACTATGAATTCCACTATGATAATGCTAATGTTGACACACTCCAGACTGATGAGGTGATTTATCTCACCACTCCAGATGGATTGAATATCATCTCACCAAACTCAAGAATGGAGGCTCTCAAATATCCTCTCTCTAATATCAGAGCATCATATTCCAAGAGAAATGTCTTGCTTGAGAACATTGGAGCCATTGGAATTCTGTCAGCTCAGAAGGGAGACATGGGAGGAGCTATCCCAATGACTCCAGAGGAGAAAACAGATATTCAGAGAGACTGGTATAGACGTTCAAAGGATGAATTGATTATCACTGAGGCTGATGTCTCATGGCAACCAATGTCATTCCCAACTAAGGACCTCATGCTGTATGAAGAACTAACAGCAGACAAGATGGCAATCGTTGATATTTTTGGCCTTAATTCTTATGTGTTCAGCCAAGAGAAGGGAGCCACTTTCTCCAATGTAAAGGAAGGACTCAAGATGGCATATACATCATCAATCATCCCAGACACTGAGGCCATGTATGATGCACTCACTGAGCAGTTAGGTCTGGATGCACAAGGACTGAGATTGGTCCCAGATTTTTCTCACATCCATGTCCTTGCTCAAGATGAGAATCTGTCTGCCCAAGCATTGGACACAAGGGCATCAGCACTCTTGAAGATTCAAACTGCTGGAGTCACTTTGACTGAGGAGGAGATGAAGTCAATCATAAACTTATAGAATCAACACAGAGGTGTCTCAGATGCTCTCTAAGAGACTTTGATACTATTATGGACACAATGTATCAATGCACCCCTATTGATTGGGACACTATTGTCTGAATGCTTTCAACATTGACTGCATAAACATCCCCAGTCCAGAGGCACAATCTGGAGCATCATCATTCTTGTTCTTGCCCTCCTTACTGAAGGAGTACATATTCTCAAGGAATTGGACACAATGAGAGTCCTCCCTTTGCACCCATCTGAATGTGTTGAGAATGAAAGCAGACTGCATGATGATTCTGGTCATCTTGTTGATGGTGTTATGTACTTGAAGGATTCTGGTCTTGGTCCTTCTGGATAGTTCTCTGGAGAACATTGCTCCCATTGAATTGGATTCCACTCGGCAATAAGTCACACCCCACTTGTCCAGCATGGCAGATGCTTGAGGGATGGTGATGTCTGTGTTGTCTCTGGTGAATATGTAGTCAACAATGTAAATATCTGAGCCTATCACTGCACCAACTATCATGGCCATGTAATCATTCCCTTGGTCAGCCACATCAATGTAAGCCATACATCCATTCATCAGAGTTGTCAGTCCCTTGTGATTGGGATTGGATGTGTCTGGAGTCACTGCTCTCACATAATCATCTGGTGTGACCAATTGAAGGCCACCAAACAATCTGCCCTCCATGTCCACTGGAGTCTGCTGATATTCACTGAGCCATATCTCCTTGGCCATCCTCTGTCTCTTGATTAGATACTCATCAGTAGTCATCACATTCTCACAGAATGATTGGTCCTTGTCATCAAGAGCTGAGACAACAATTGACTCATCATACTCATTGGACTCCATGGCCTCACCTATCACATCCATCACAGACCACCTTGTCCCAATGTCAATCTTGGAGCATCCAGTCTCCATCCTTGAGTCATGTGTTGCTGACTTCCATTGCTTAATTGAGTCATTCTTTGTGTCACTCAATGCATCCTCAAGGCCTCTGTACAAGTCATCTGTGATGGCCACCTTTGTGGCTCCAAATCCAATGATTGTCCCTCCCACTCCAGCTCCAAAATAGCTGACCATCTTGGCCTTGGATGTATTCCATCCTTGGAGATTCTTCTTGTCATCTGAGAGCCTTATGGATGAGAATACTTCCTTGAATTTATCTGAGTTGACAATGGCTCTTACATCATAGGAGAATTTGACATAAAGAGTGGCAGTGCAAGTGTTCCTCATCACTGACTCAGTTGGATTCCTTCCCAATGTCCATGCACAGAATAAGGAGGTGAGATATGACTTCCCAGCTCTTGGAGGCATAGAGACAGAGAGACTCTTGATGGTCCCATCTTCAATCCTCTGGAATGCCATGGCCACATCCTTGAGGAATAGTCTGCCCTCAAAGAATTCCCTCTCATAGTAGAGACAAAACTGCCAGAAGTCTCTCCTTGATAGTTCTCTCAATACTAATGTCTTGGCATACTCTGATGGAGTCATCATGCCTCTGGTAGTTTTATTGAGTCAGTGACAAGGTTGAGCAGTTCATCAGTAGTGTATCCAGAGAGGTCTGGAGTATCTTGTTGGACTTTGAATTCTTGCCTCTCAATGTATCCCCTCTCCTTGCCCTTTGTCTTGAGAAAGAAGATGACAGCCGAGGTGTTGCCCTTACCAATCATCTTCATCAGTTGAGTCTCTGCAAAGTCCAGAGCCTTGTTGCTTAGGTCATCATAATTCTGCTTATATTCTGGAGACTCCTTCATCCACTTATAGTGATTGGTCCTTGAGATGTTCAGTGTCTCACAAGCAGTGGACACAACTCCCATGCTCTGCTCCAATGCAGAAAGGAGATTAATCTGGAGTGTGGTGAGATTTTCTCTTTTTTGTATGTTCACTTCTGTGTACGAGATGCCCTCTCCCTCACTCTTCTTGTCTTGTCCCATCTTCTTGTTGTTTTAGTGTCTCTGTGGCCTCCTTTGACCTATCTGAGACCATTGTGTTATCTATTGTTTACTCCAGTGTATTCTGTTGCCTTGACTTTCTCCACTTTGAATGCAAATCTCCAGACACTTTTGCAGTCAACACAATCAAGTAGCTCAACCTTTCTCCAATGGCATAGTCCCCACAATGCGATTCTCTCAATTATAGTCTCTTTACTTGGATTCTGTTCACCATAGTAACTGATTAGATGTGTTTGTGTTATTCCATTGAGTATGTTCACATAAGGCTTGGGCATAGTCACAAACATCACACCATCATCCATGAGTAGGAATATGTCTGGAAACATTCTATTTGGGAATCCGTATGGGTCTAAGTCAATGACATCAAATGTCTGCCTCAATGAAATT